ATATGCGAGTATAGTATGTAGTATAACATGACTGTTATAAGACATATACCTACTACCCGATAGGCAAAATGAGCGTGAAAAACGACTATGAATTAAAGGAGACGAAGTGTTTCGTCTTGTCTTATAACTAGTCGTATGCAAATAAAAATTAGTTAGCCACTATATAGCTATGAACAGAGAACAAAAGAAAAAAGCTTTTATAAAATTATTTATAAAGCGACTTGATGAAAAACAAATACGGGATATTCATCGTGCATTAAATAGAGCAATAGAAAATAACAGTCAGGTTATTGACAAACCAACTAAGAAAAAGGAGAATTAAAATGTCAGTAACAAAAATAACAGCAGAGGATATGAACTTGCCTAAGAGACGTTTGACTAACCTAGAAAAAGAGCAGTTAGCCAAAACTTCATTTACCTATGAGATGAAGAAAAAGAAGGTTAATAAAAAAGCAAATACTGGTAAGAATAGAGTTGCTGTATATAAACGTGTATCTATGTTAGCAGACCAATCAGTAACATTTGAAAGACAGAATAATGAGGTAAATACATTTCTTAAAAGTAATGGTATTGATTCTACCAATAGTGAAATAGTAGTATATGAAGAAGCTGAGTCAGGATACCGAAATGTACATAGACCTATTCTACAAGAAATGGTTGAAGAAATCAAAGCTGGTAAATTTGACCATGTTGCATTTTATGATATAGATCGTTTAGCTAGAAATACAAAAGTATCAACAACATTAGATTCGATTTTCAAAGAAGCTCAAATTAAAGTATGGGTTAAAACATTAGGCAAGTCTATTGATACTAATACAATTGAGGGTGGTTTGATTTGGCAGATTATGAGCATGATGGCAGAACATTATTCTCGTCAGACTTCTGATAGAACAACTGGTGGTCATAAGGTTAGAGCTACTGCTGGTGTAAAAAGAAATAGCGTAACACCTTATGGATTAAAAGATAAAGAGATTGTTTCTAATATAATTGGTGGTGTTAGAAAAGTATATGATCTTGATACAGATACACAGAGTGAGTATCCAGTAGAGTATAATAACAAAGCAGCTGTTGTAAAAGAAGTATATCGTAGATACAATGATGGACAATCATTGAAATCTATTGCTCGTTGGTTAAATGAAAATATACCTACAATCAAAGCTACCTCTTGGGATGATAGCACAGTTAAATATATGTTAAAGAATCCAGCTTATTTTGGTGGGTCACATTATAAGAAAGAAATAGTTAAAGATGTTAATGGTGAGTATTTGATAACTAATGAACCATTGGTATCATTGGAGTATTGGATGAATACTCAGGCTTTAATTGAATCAAATACTCGTGCTTACAGGTCTAAGAAAATAAGACATACAAGATCAATGAGTCCATTACATTATATAGCTAAGTGTGAGTGTGGTGGTCAATTGAAGAGAAACACATCAGCTACTCGTGGCACACCATTCTTTTCATTAAAATGTATAGTTCCAACTGTTAACAAGTCACTTTGCTCTGGTGTATCTATCTCACAGGTTCAATTAGAGAAAGAGATATTTGATTATACTAAAGATATATTAGCTCAACCTGAACTATTAAAGTTATTTACAAAGAATACAGAACCTGTTAGTAAAGTAACAATATCAAAAGATGAACAGATAATAATTGATGAAATAGCTTTACTTAATGACCGTATTCAAATAGAAACAGTAGATAGGATAAAGGAAATGTATAATGCCGAATTAGTTAAATTAAAAACTGAACTAAATAAACTAAAAATGTCTACTAACATAATTGTTAATAAAGTAAAGAATAATAAGATAACAATAGAATCATTTGAAGCTGCTTGGAATAGTGAGGATAAAGCAGATATCAATGCGATACTATCCACACTATACAAATCAATTATCATAAGCAAGAGTACTATCTCTACTAGTGAACTCAATAAACTAAAGAGAGAAGGTTGGTCTGTTGATCCAAAGCGTGTTACTATTGAGCTACATAATGGTGATAAGATTAAATTAGATGCTGAATTAGTATAGTTATAAAACACTTATAATTATATGAAGGGTGCTTTCTTAATACCAGGTGAGCAAGAAAGTGCTATAGCATTTTGTGATTTAGGTTGTTATAATGTCTATACTTTTTATGTAGATATAAAGCCTATGATGGGTAAGAAGTTAAAGCCCAATCCTAATGTATGTTATTATTGTATAGCTTGTGGTCGTAGGATATATAAGACTATTGACTGTATGATACATGAAGATAAATGTCCTGATTGGTTATGGTATAGTAGTTATACTATCATGTCAGACTTCTTAGATATAATAGAAGAAGAGACTGGTAGTAGAGATTGTAGTAGTCAGATCTATAATATAGCTGATCGTATTGCTAAAGTAAATAATAACATTAGTGGTCTTGATTTAGCAATGATGACACTTGATGCATTGTCTTAGTTACTCATAGATAGATATATCATCAGTGCAAGTAACAGTTGGTATCTTCATTAGTTCTGATAACTCTTCTAATGTGATATTTAGTTTATCAGTTATTTGTTTATCTGTGTAATTTTGTTTTTTATAATAGATAAATAGATTATACTTTGGTGCAATTGCTTGTGGTATTTTAATAAGTGATTGACCATCTAATTCTTTTAATAAAGAGTTCTTACAATATAATCTTATCCAAGCTGAGAGTTCACCTTTACCTGGATTCCAAGACCGTAAAGCTAAAGCCATACCTAGATAAGCAGCAGATTGTGCATCCTCTAAGGATAACTTACCAATATACTTTTTAGCAAGGTTCTTAGCTAATGGCATATATAACTCCATTAACTCGGCTCTAGCTTTATCGGCTTCTTCTTTTAGCATTAGATTATTAGGGTCTTCAACACTACGCATAATTTTCTCTGCGAGATAAGAATGATTATTTGTAATGTTGAATTTCACTAAAACACCTTTGATGGAGCATCATCAGCATGGGTATCCCCATAGTCTGATAGATATGTTACTAGCGATGTAAGCATTTCTGTCTTACCATCATTGGCTTTTTCTAACTTTACATAACCATTATCAACTAAGAACTTAAAGGCATCAGTAATAGTCTGACTTCTAAAGCCTGAACTGTTACGAGCTTCTGCTCTCTCCTTTAATATCTCTTTGACATTGGACTTACTTATTGGACCTGACTCATGAACTATCTCACTTACTTTCTCTGCAGCAATTAAATCAAATCGCTTCTCTGCTTGTATAGCAGCGTGTTCTTCAGCAGGTAATAGTTCTAGTCCAAGACCTTCTCTACTGTCATTTATAGGTTTAGATATTAGTATAGCAGCTACACGCTTACCAGATTTCTTACTAACTCTAATTCTACCTGGTCTATCTTTTGTGACAGTAATCTCAATACGACCCTCACTATAAACAGAGGCTGGTTCTTTTACTTCAAATGATAATGAAGTTCCAGATACCGCAGCAAGTTTAGAACCTGCACCTCTTGGAGCTCGTGTTGAGAAACTTGATGTTGATATATTATTTTTTGTTACGTGGTCAATGACAATAACAGCAGCTCCTTGAGATGTGATAGGATAACTAACAGCATTGAGCCATTTGTTTACATCACCATTATCATTCTCATTTAGATCAGCTAGAGATATTGCAGTAGCAGCACCATCTAATACTACCATCTGTACATTATTATTCTTAATAGTTTTACTAATCATTCTAGTAAGTTTGATATCAAAGGCACGACCAGTAGATATGTAATAGAATAAAGCTTTACTCTTATCACGATTACCATCTTCACCAACTGGACCTGATACCCAGTCTAATATCTTTTCTTCTGGGTTCTCTATCTCTTGACCTACTGCTACTTTATATAGTCGCTCACATATTGTAATAGCATCATCTTCATAATCTACATAGACAACACCTTTACCATCAGAGAGTAATTGAACAGATGCAAGTAATGCAGTAAATGATTTCAAAGCTTCAGGTGGAGCAGATAACCAATTAAGTTTACCTGCATATAATAAACACTCACCATCTTTTCTACGTAAGATTGTTGGTACAACCTTAGCATAGTTACCATTTATCACAGATACCATTACAGATTCTAAATCAAAGAAACCATCATTGACATCTTTACTAGATACCTCTAATAGTTTCTCAAAAGCAAATGTATCATCTGAACCATTTAGAACAGATACAGCAATTTGTTCAGCTGCTTTTATCTTCTCACGTTTGCGTGATAGTTCTAATAGGATATTGACATTATCTTTTAATGTCTTAGTATCAGATGCTTCTGCTGTTAGATTTTTTAAGTATACTTCACTTACATTGTTTAGCATATTGCTACTACGAAGTTGTTCTACAATAGAAGCTAAACCAGTTTTATTCTCAATAGATGCAGTACATATTGCATAATATATACTACCATTTCTATTACTACTAAAATCATTTGGGTTGATTAGAGTAGCTACTAAATCAAGAGCAGTTGGATCAGTAAGTAGAGTACCAAGTATGGCAGCTTCAGCTGATAGGTTCTTTAATCCAACATCCTCATTTGTTGTCGTTGTCATTTCTTTCTCGCATTTCTATTTTTATGTAGCAGAGATTATCATTATCAATACGCAAGACTGGTTCTGCTACGCTAATCCATTCTGCTGTATCGTCAGGCACTAAGCCCTCTTCAACTAATACATCAATAAGTTTCTTTACTGTCGCTATGTAGTTATGTGGATCTCTTCTTGCTTTCTTATTAAATGTAAAAGTAAATTGTAAGTTCATTGGAGCAACATCAATATCTTCTTTTGCAATAAGTTTTGAATATGCAATTTTTAGATTGATTGCCCAATCTTGAAAGTAACGTCTTCTCTTAGACCAGTGCATACTATATGCTTGGTTAAGTGAGAGAGGTTTAGATGGTTGTTCAAATACAATTAAGTATTCTTTATTCACTCTAAACCTTTCTTCTTTTTAGCATCAGTTAGTTTCTTAATAATTTCTTTTGCTTGATTACTAGATAAGTTCTTTGATGTAGTGACACCATATTGTTTTAGTCCAAGACGATACTGTTCGTCTGTTATGCCGAGCTCTTTTTTAAGTATCTGTATTCTTTGGATTTCTGATTTAGTTATAGTATCATCTTCAAATGGGTTATCAAAATCAACATCACCTACTGGCTTGATTGGTTCTTCTATTCTAGTTATCTCAGCTTCTACAAAATTCTCTTCTGTAATTATTGCTGGTGGTAACTCATCAAGTTTCTTTACAGGTTCAGTATAATATGCAGTCTCTTTCTTTTCTTCAAACTCTGGTTCTGGTATAGATACTGCTAATGGAGTAGCAATTTGTTTTGGTTGAACTGGAGTATTTGATATAGCTGCAATAGCTTCTTGTATTGTTGCACCAACTTCTAATACAGGTACAGCAAAGCGTGATGTTCTACCACCACGTTTAGCTGAACGTTGTTCTAATCTTAGAGTAGCTGGTAAGTATTTATCTGAGGCAGATACTTGTTGTAGTAGCTCAGCAATTCCTGCTAACTCAACGGCTGCGTGATAACCATGACTCTCTAACCGCCATATCCCAACTGTCTTTACATTTGGTAGTATCACTGACAATCTGGTTGTAGGTCTACAAGCCTGTCCTTTACTTGATAATTCAGACCTCTGTGATTGATCAGCAGGACAACGGCATGGAGTATTATTTATTGTCTCTGTCTGACCATCACATCTACGTTGACAACCAGCACCACTCCACATTTCATACCATTGAGTTAGCGAGTTACCGGGTGGAATGGTTACATCTAAAACATTTGTATTTGTTACTAATTCAAAAGCATCACCATCAGGTGAACTCCAAGCAACTACATTACCGCCATATATTTCAGAGGCAGCTTGTAATGCTTCTTTTGATTTTGATGTTAATCTAAATCTATCTAGTTTAGTTGGAGCTCCTTTTTCTGATCTTGCTCCTAATCTAATTCTACCAACCTCTGTAAGTTTTCTTTGTAGGTTAATTATTGGACTCATCATTACCTCCTATAATAGGTCGTATTGGAGCTGATAGAACTTCTTTACTTTTTTCATGTTGCCATTTGAAAGCCATTTGTAAATGTCTAAAGTATTTGAATGTATCTTTACCTACTTCACAAGGCACAACCTCATAAGATCTTGGTCTTAGTTTTACAACAATAGCTCCATCACATTCAGGTAATTCTGTCTCTACACCATTTGGTAGTAAGACTTTATCTGCATGTTTATAAGCAGATAATTGTAGAGCAGCTTCTGGATATGGACCAGATGCAGATGTTTTCCAGTCAATAAGATATCTACCAACTAAACCTAACTCTGGATTATTAAAGTTAGCAACAGCATCTATCGTACCCGCATATCCATACTTGTATGATATCACAGTTGCTTCAGACATTTCCCATTGTGGTTTGAATATCTCTTCAAAGTTTAGATATGATTTGATAAATGGTTTTACTTGATCTGTTAGTGAGTTGATATCTAAGTTCTCACCAAGTATTCTTTTTTCTACAGCTTCATGAACTGCACTACCAAGATTAGCAGATGATTCTGTTGTTCGCCATGGGCTACCTTTAATTAAATCAAGAGCTCCCTTTGGATCTTTCTCTGCAATTGGTAACCATGTTGCTCTTTCTTCTACTGCATAAGTAGCTACTTGCTTACCTACCCAGTAACGTAAAGCTGGTTTATCAAGAGTTGATAATACACTTGTCACAGATACAAATTTTTCATTTGTACTTGGTGAAGTATAGTAACGAACTCCGTCAATAGTTTGACTATGTATAGGTTGTGTCATTAGTTTCTCCTTGTATATTTAATATCATTGTGCTTATGTGTCGTGAGATTACATACATAATCTGTCGGCTAATACAATATAATTGAAAGCCTCACGAAGGAGGATACATGCCAATGGATAATGGTAAGGAGAAGGCACTAATAGTCTTTGCTACCCCATCAAAGATGAAGCCACCTAAATCAAAACTTGGTGTTCCTCTTATGAATGAGGAAAAAGAAAATGAAGAGAAACCAAATCAGTGTGAATACTGTGAGGGTGATGGTTGCGAACATTGCGACTATAAAGGTTATCATGAAGAAGATAACTATGAAGAGGGTAAAGAAGACTCACATAAAAAACACATGGTAATAATTGAGAAGTTATTAGAGAAACTGAAAGACTAATATGATATGGCAGAGAAAGCTAAGTCCATATTATCATATTCAAAACAAGCACCTAAGTTAGGTTATCGTTTAGTCACTCCATTACAACAACCAATAGCTACAAGAACTAAGACTCCAATACTACCTGTTATGGGTGGAGTTAATATCAATGTTCCTAATCCAATAATGCCAAGTCAGCAACGCACACCAATCAATTTACCAATGTCTGATAGACTTATAAATAGACCAGCTCCTATTGCACCAGTTGTAAATAAATCAGATGATTATTACATGCAACATAGACCTGCTATGAGGGATGATGATGAAGGTACTTCTGCACCACTACATGATTTAACAAAAGTATATCCTAAAGATGTATATGAAAAACCAGATTGGTATAATATGAAAGGTGAATTAAATGATAGTGAAGCATTTTCTATTGCTAGAAGAATAAAAGATAGACCTCACGCAATTGTTACAATATATAGAGCTGTTCCTAAATCATTAAAAGATGCAAAAATAAATAAAGGAGATTGGGTTACTATAAATAAAGATTATGCTAGACAACATGGTAAATCAAATATACAAGGACCTTATAAAATATTACAAATGAATGTTAATGCAGCTGAGATTTTTACTTCAGGTGATAGTATAAATGAATGGGGATATGATCCTTTACCAGAATCTGAAAAACAAAAATTAAAAGATATTAGACTTCAAATATATAAGAAAAAATTAGCAACTAAAAATAAACAAGACACATAATAATTTGAGTAACCTATGAGGAGGTTATATTATGAAAAATAATAAAGTAAATAAAGTCATGAAAGAATACAAAGCTGGAACATTACACTCAGGTAAGAAAGGTCCAGTAGTTAAGTCAAAGAAACAAGCAGTTGCAATAGCTTTATCTGAAGCAGGTAAATCTCGTGGCACAAAAAAGAAGTAAAGATCCTAGACTAACAAGAGCTGGTGTTACTGGTTTCAATCAACCTAAGAGAACACCAAGTCACCCAACTAAATCACATGTTGTTGTTGCTAAAGATGGCGATCAAATAAAGACAATTAGATTTGGTCAGCAAGGTGTAACTGGTGATAGACAACCTACTGCACGTCAAGCTTCATTCAAAGCAAGACATGCTAAGAATATCGCTAAGGGTAAAATGTCTGCAGCTTACTGGGCAGATAAGGTCAAGTGGTAGCGTTAAAAAGAAATAAGACCCCAGCTAAATAAAGTGAGTGCTGGGGTCTTAATATTATTTACAGATAAGTTGTTTCTTATTATATTGACATACTAAACGAAAGTTAGGATTTCTACTATCCATTACAATCCATTTATTGTTTTTCATTTTCTTGAAAGAAAAAGTATCGCTACAATTTATGTTAGCTACTTTATTATTCATTACTACTAAACAAGTATATCTATTATTCAAGTTAGATAGAGTAGTTGCTTTGGCATAATGATCTGGTACAATTAGTGCTACTACTGTAGCAACTAAAAGAGTTAATAGTATTTTCTTTATCACTTTAATACACCTTCATATAGCATAGCTCTACGATCTGCATCACGTCTTTCTTGAATTCTTTTTTCTTCTTCTGGATTAGCTAAGGAGAAGCTAACTATTCCTAAGAGAACTGCGAGTGCAATTAGTTCCATTGTGAGTTCCTTTACTCTGTATCTTCTTTTACAATAGTTGCTACTTTCATTTTAACAATTCTCTTTTTCTTATCGTAGCAATCATAGCAAGTTAGTCTACTGGTATTATGTGATGCCATAAAGTATCTTACTCTACGGCAAGACTTACATTTATATGTTGGCATTTTTTTTGTTTACCAATCTATAAATAACATGGTCATTTTTTATACAAAGATATGAGTTATATTTTTTCTTCTTTACCATGATTGTGCTCATTGGTGCAACAACTAAATCATGTTCTTTACAGATAACATATTTATTAGTACGTTTTAATTTGTTTAGTTTAATTATTTTGTTTCTATACATAGTTAGTTTATCATCAATATCTTGTATAGATTTTTTTATTTGTTCTGTTGAGACATCGTATCTTTGATCTTTGTCTATATATTTTTTTAGCTTTACTCTTTGCACTGGTGTAGTTCCAGCAAAGAAACCATAACCTAAAAACCTTTCATTGTTATCTTCAAACATCATTATAGTATCAAGACATTGACGTCTTACAGGACATTCAATACAACTTTTTTGTAACTTATGTTTAACTAATGTTTGATTAAACTTATTGCTATTAAATAATATATCACTATCATAGTCTTTACAATTAGCTTCAGTGACCCAATCTGGATCTATTGAAGTAGTTGCTTTTTCAAATTGTTCTAGAAATATATCTCTCTCATCTAAACCTTCTTGTTCTGTATTCATACTGCTAATGTTATTAGCTTAGATATATTTGCATAAACTTATACCCATAATTAAACCAATAATATACCAACAGAATAATGGGCGTTGTTGGTAGAACTTGTATAGCTTATTCATTGAAACCTTTTACTAACCAATCAACAACTGGTACAGCTACTGCATTACCCATTTGCTTGTATCGGTTACTGTCAGCCATTGTGCTTGTCCAGTCATCTGGAAATCCTTGTAGTCTTTCACACTCTTTGGGTGTTAGTCTTCTTACTTGTTTATCTGTTACTACACCAGTTGATTGTTTAGTTCCTGATCTTAGTGTGTGATGTGTGTCAGATATGTTGTCATTAAATTCATCATAAGCTTTTGCAACCATTGGAACATTATTACCACCAGTTCCCATCTGTGCAGTTAGTGTGTTAATAACATCAGTTTGTATTCTTGCACCATCTTGTTGATGTGGTTTGAATACTACTATAAAGTTTTCAGAACCACCTGATAATACACCACCACTAGCTTTTAAGGTTGAGACTTTTCCTTGTTGGTATTGCCCAAAGCTTGACTCTCCAAAGCTTTCTGCAACTTCTCTGGTAGTGTCTTGCCCCTGCGGTTTGCTCTGCGTAGTATTCCCTGACACGCTACCCCGCTCAAATAATACTTTGATAATACCTTCTTCTCCAAGACGGCTGCCAACGATGAAGACACGCCTCCTCCTTTGGGGAACTCCGAAATGTTGTGCATCAAGCACACGCCACCCGACACTATACCCGAGTTCAACCAACGATCCGAGTACGATTCCAAAGTCTTTTCCTCCGTTAGATGATAAAAGACCGGGTACGTTTTCGAGGATGAAGGTTTCGCTTTTCGTTTCGTCCAAAAGTCTGTGAGCTTCCCAGTATAATCCGCTTCTCGAGCCAGTAAGACCAGCACGTTTACCAGCCACTGATAAGTCTTGGCAGGGAAATCCACCTGTAATAATTCCTTTAGTTGCTTTAAATCCGTCATTGATTAAGTCCTTTCCTTTGACTTCTTTTATATCTGTGTATCTCTTGGTATCTGGGAAGTGTTGCTCTAATACTTTATTGCATTGCTTGTCAATTTCTACTGATGCAATTACTTTGTATCCATTGTTTCTTAGTGCAATATCAAAGCCACCTACACCTGCAAATAAACTAATTGCTGTTCTACTCATACAATAATATGTGTCTTACAATTCTAACTCTTCTTGTTTAGCAGATTTCTTAACTTGTTTCTTTGCCCAACTGACCCTTGCTTTTATAATAGGTAGGTAATCATCTGTCATCTCACAACCTTTCCACTCAAAGCCTTCAAGTATTGCAGCTACTGCTGTTGTACCTGAACCTAAGAATGGATCTAATACAGTTCCTTTAGGTGGTGTGACTAACTTGATTAGATACTTCATTAGTTCAATTGGTTTAACTGTTGGGTGAAAGTTTTGTCTTGTTGGATTTATATAAGAATTATCTATACATTCACATCCTTGTAATTGTGGTGTGCTACATTTATCACACACTCTTGCAAGACCATTACCTTTTGCACCTATTGATTTACCAGTCAATCCATCAAGTCCTGCATTGCGTTCTTTCTTACTTGCTTTGGCACAGTAAAAATAACGCGACCATTCTTCTTCTAGTCCGTCGTGTATTACATTTGCTGGGAAGCGACCTAATCCTTCTACAGGTTTTCCAAAGGCTACATTATCATAAACACCATATACTTGTTCATTACCTGTTCTCTCTTTTGTCTCAACATTTTCTTTACTTGTTCCACCATTGCTACCAACTCTACTAGCATCAATGTTTATACCACCTGTACCATACTTGAGAACCGTCTCAGCTACAGTTCCTATGAGTGGCTTGCGTGCTACAACAATTGGTTCATGTGCTGGTTTTAGTGCAGTACCCCAGCCTTGCCACTGCTTGGCTTCATCATTTTTTGTTATTGTTATTTCTCTATCAATAAATTGTGTATTACCATCCACATCCCAACCACTCATAGCATTTTTCTGTATACCAACAACTTCTCTTTCGTTTTGTTTAGGTATATTGTTATTTAGAATTTTTTTTAATTTAGTGGCTTCTTCTTCCATTATATTTCTTTCTCCTAAACGCCAAAATCTAACTAAAGCAGGAGAAACATTAGCAATTTCAGAAATATATTTATCACTATATCCACTTTTATCTATTAAAATAGATATTTCTTTTCTAATTTTAGTAGATTTTGAACCGCCAGTTTTATCTATTGCCTTACTAATATCTAAACTCTTTGGAAAGCCACTACCATACAGCCACATTATCTGATCTCGTATCTCAAACCCAGCATCTTCAATTGCTACTGCCATGCGATGATAAGTTCTACTACCACTAAATGCTAGTAAGTGTCCGCCTGGTTTTAATACTCGGATACACTCTTGCCATATATCTACATTAAATGCAATGCCGGTACTGTCCCAACTCTTACCCATAAAACCTAACTCATAAGGTGGATCAGTAACTATACTATCTATACTATCATCAGCTAATTCTTTTAGTTTATCTAGGCAGTTGCCTACTAACAATCTTGTATCTAAGTAATCACTCACACATTATTATGTGTCGTGTATTTATTAACTCCTAAACCAATCTCTACACTCTTGACAATATCTACTCTCATTACTTCGTGGAGTTTTCTTATTACATATTTCACATAAGATTACTTTATTATTTTTCATTATCTTTATCCTCTAGAGTAATTGAAATATTATGTCCATTTGCAGTAGCTTTGTGTAATTGGATAAGTACTTCTGTTGTTACTATTAGATCATCCTTTTGTTCTGGAGTTAATACATCTTCATGTTCCATTAGGATATCGTATTTCATTTGGTAGTATTCTAGTGCGTTTACTTGGATCATTTGGTTCTCCTTCTTTTGTTGGTATTGTGATTAGTTATTTTGTTTCTGCATAGACTCATACTTGCCCTCTGTCCATAAGCAATGATGCTTCTCAATGTAATTATCCAAGCTATTGCAGAACTCACTTTTGATTCTATCATACTCAGATAATACTGGTTGTTCTAGTTTACCTAAACCAACTGGTTGAACTGGTTGTTCTAATTGAACTGGTTGCTCTGGTTGTTGTATAGCATCCTGTACTGGCACTGCAAATTGGTTTAGTATGTCATCTACATTAGTAAGATCAACTGATTGTGTTGGTATCAATTGGTTAGTTACTTGTTCGGTTATTTGGTTAGTTACTTTGTTGGTTTTGTTGTTTGCTCCTGATGCTAATAGTCCAGCTAGTATAAATACAGATACTAATCCAATTGCCCAAGCTAGTAAGATACCTGCTGCTATTTTTAGTACGCTTGTCATGATGTCTCATCTTTCTTTAGGTGCTTTGGTCTCTTGCCTTTCATTAATCTTATCGTACGAGTAGGTGGAACTCCTATCTCTTTTAGTATCTTAACAATCTCTATCCAAGCTAGTAGTGTTGGATCATTGCGGTCAACTTTTAGATCATCTTCATATACTAGTTCTACATCATCGTCTTCATGTATTGGTTCTACGTCTTTCTTTTTCTTGCTCATGTTTGTATCCTTTCGTTGTTAGTTACTGTGACTGGGTTGTTGGTTAGATGCAAGTATTAGGGTTGTGGATAACTTCTTTTGTTGGTGTGTTGGGTTGTGGATAACCTGTGGATAACTTGTTTTTTGTGTCCGATTTATACCTATTCTCATTTTCCTGAGGCGGGGATATGAGAGCTCAAATCCCCGTCAATTTTTGGGTCAAATTGTCGACAATTTTTTATAGAAATAAGGCTCTGACCTGCGGTTTTGTTGAAAAATTGGTCTATGTAATCGTGTCAAATTCTCATTTTCCGAGAGTTTGCATATCTATATATGCAACTCGGGGAAAATGTGAATTGACCCTTACTAGACCCGACCTTATAAAAACAATCTTGAGATAAAAAAAACTAGACCAAGCCATTGAGTAGAAGCTTGGTCTAGTCCCCGATGTTAGGTCGAGAAAGGATAAACAATATCGACCTGTTATATACTATATAGGCACAGTATAGAAATGCAAGTATCTCGATACACTTAATTAGATGTGACCAAAAGAAAGTCTTTACCATACGATCCAAGCAGAGCTGACAGTGGCGTGTTAGCTGGTAACTTATCTTATGACGATAAGTATTTTACTAATGAACCTGATGAGGATAGTGCAGCTCTGGTATTAGAGACACTTATTAAAGAGTTACCAGATAGACAGAGGTCTGCTATTGAGATGTGTGTATTAGCTAGGATAAGTTATGCTGAGGCAGGTCGTATGATGCAGTGCTCTGATCAGACAATGAGACGTGAAACATTTAGAGCTATTGCCAAGATTAAAAAAAGAATAGAGGCTACCCCCTGGTTGATAGCACTACTCGATAGATCTTTCTTAGATATTGAAACAAGCAAAGGACAGGAACTACCTGAGATAAACAATGACAAATGAACTAACTAACTTACTAAACAAATATGGTTTACTACCAAGCAATACTTACAGCGTGGCTCGTCCTCGTTTATCAAAAGAAGAAAGACGTCAGCTATCAAAGATTAAAAAGTTATATCAAAAAGAATTAAGTGCAGCTAAGCAGATGAGAAGTGATGTCCTCAATCTTACTAGGAAGCTGGCTCGTCCTCGTATTATAGAGAAGTTACTGGAAGAAGGTCACACTGAAGCAGCTTACTTACTCACATTTAATGACGAGCAGTTAGCTTTACTGTTAGCTTATAGAGATGCAGTGCAGAGTCAAGCTGGCTCGTCCTCACAATCGCCCAATAAAAAGCGGTCAGCTATTAAAGCTGGCTCGTCCTCATTAGATCAGAAAGAAAGCACACCAAAGCCCAAGCAAAAGCAGGGCAGGGCAAAAAGTTGAAAGCCTCACCTTGTTAACTGTGAAGCTCTCGCCTTCTAGAGTGCCGACCACTCCGCCCTGTTTTTAATTTAGAGCTCTCGCTGCTTTAATAGCTTCGTCCGCTGCCATTCCGTCACCGGTAAAACATTTAAACGCCTCGTACTCAGATAAACTTAAATTATATTTTAATAATAACTCATTAAAATTAATTTTTTCATCTTCATATTTTTTTAAATATTCTTTTATATTTTCGTCCGCTTTTTTTAACTCATAGCTCATGTGTTGAGCATCAGCTCCGGGCGTAATATTATTATAAGTAAATAACTCGGAGTTTTTAGTTATATCAGATATTAAAACATTTATCATTTTAGCGTCTGACTCGGTAAGTATATTACTTGAATATTTAGACGTATATTCTATATCAGAGACCCACTCTGACAAATATAATTTTTCATTATCTTTGTATAATTTAGACCTTGAAAGTATATATTTATTATTTATAAATAACCTACTGGACGGAGTTATCTCTCTTTTTCTTCCTTCGTAATTTACTTTTTCCTCTATATTAAAAAACACGTCTAGAGTGCCTTCAATTTTTATTGCGTTGTTGTGAGCATTAGCTGGCTTGATATAATTAAACTTTAAACTGTAAGTATTACCTTTTAGCTCTTCGCTGTAACTTACTGTTTTATTTTTTACTTTAATTGTTTTCATTTTTTTTTATCCCTTCGTTTTAATAAATTAACATCGGGTTAATTTATCTAATATTACTATTTAGAGCACGTATACAAAAAACAATAGATTAACAAAAAAAAGTTGATAATTATAAAATAAAAAAATCCGCCCTTATATGTTAAAAATCAATATATTAAAAATTAAAAAGTTGATAATTAGCTTATGCATAAATATGCAGCGATATGCATAAATATGCAAATCAAAAGATTAGCTAATTATCCTGGACGGATCTGTCAGAGCTCTGGCACTGTTTTATTTTTTATTTTTATTTAATAGTTTTTAATTTTATAAAGTGACTATTTACTCCGCAATAAATAAGAGTGATTACTCTATCCCTTCCCTAATAGTCACCTTACCTAACCACTGGAAGAAGAGAAAGATAAGCCAAGCTAGTAATTTACGCATAAAATAGGCGTATATCTGGCAACTATTGGGCGATTAAAAAAGAAATGCCCCGATTCCCCCAGCCGACAAGTCGCCGTATATATTACTGTTCGTCACTGAATTTTACCCAAAAACCATTTTAGGAAGTAGCACCAAGACACTTAAATAAAAGGAAAAGCAAACCAACAAAAGCAACTATGCAATTCCTCTAAAATAAGTCGCACAGGAAAGAATAGATGGAGGACTAAATGCCAAGAGAAAAAGGTCAAATCAACAATCAATACAAAGCTCTAATGAATGAATATGTTGAATGGTATCTACTAGACAAACACACCAAGATAGTAAATGACCTACCTGTCAATACAGCCAAGTGGGCAAAAGCCAAAGGCATCACAGATAGGACAGTTAGAAATTGGATGGCAAATGAAGAGTTCCTAGCTAAGATAGAGAACCGAAGAAAAGAGTTAGCACTAGCTTTACCAGGTGCAACAGCTGGAGCAATTACTCCAATTGCAGTATTAAAAGCTGGTAAGGATGATGAGAAGTCAGACTACGAAAAGATAAAAGCCAAGTTAGTAGAGAGAGCATTAGCAGGTGATAGAGTAAGTTCTGAAATTTACTTTAAGACCTATGGTAAGACTTATGTTGACGAAGAACAAGCTGCACGTAAAGCAGACTTCAGAGAGCAAGACATCTCACAACTCTACGCAAGAGTATTAGCAATGATACCAACTGAGGTAATGAAAGAAGAGTTACAGAAACGAGAAGTTGTAGTTAATGAGTAGTCCTGCAATAGTTTCAGAGTTAGAAAGACTTTGGATTGAGTTAGAGTGGCGTAAGTGTGCAGAAGACCCATTTTACTTTATTAGCACTTATATCTGGATTGAGTCAGAGAGAGATGCTAGAGGTCGTGAGCCATTTGAACTATTTGATTATCAGTTAGATAGTTTAGAAGCTTATATGAAGAAACGATTTGTTGTTATACTAAAAGCACGTCAGTTAGGTTTTACTACTCTTGCTATGGCTTATGCTCTATGGCAGTGTCTATTCAAGCCAAGAGCAAATATCCTATTGATCTCAAAATCCCAAGATAGTGCCGATAAGAACTTAGGTATGGCAAGGTTTATGTATTCGTTTCTACCAGATTGGTTAAAGACAAGAGGACCAGAGTTAGATGGAGATGCAGCTAAGCAAATGGTTTTCAAATACTACGATGGCACAATAAACCGATTGAAGTCATTTGCAGGTACAAAAACTGCAGGTGCTGGTGAAACTGCCTCATTGGTTATATTAGATGAGTTTGCTCTTATGGAAGACCCTGCATCTACCTATCGAACAATTAAACCAACTACTGATGCTGGTGGTCGTTTGATAATTATCTCAACTGCTCGTGGTGGTAATAATATGTTTGCTAAGATTTATAGAGATGCTAAACGTGGTAACAATGAGTTTCATGCTAT